CGACACCAGCATGCTGCGGCTGCGCCCGAACCGGTCCAAGGAAGCGTTCGAGCTGTACGACCGGATGCAGCTGGACGGGTCCGCGCTGCGGCGCGAGACCGGGTTCGACGAGGACGACGCCCCCGACGGCAACGAGCTGCGCGAGCTGTTCCTGCGCAAGGTCGCGTCCGGGTCGACCACCCCCGACCTGGTCGCCGCCGCGCTACGTGCGCTCGGTGTGCCGATCGGTGCGGTCGAGACCGCGCCAGCTGTCCAGGAGAGGCCCGTGCCGTCCCTCGAGCAGCACCCCACCCAAGAACCCCCCGAGCAGCTCGTTGCGAGTACGCCCCCAAGCGATGACGGGCTGCTCGGGGCCTCAGAGGTCATCGTGTTCCGCGCGCTCGAGCGTGCCGGCAACCGGATCAGGAGCCGCATCGGGCGCAAGATCCCGGGCGTCGCGGCCGCGGAGATGTACCTGCACGTCCCGGTCACCACCGGCCAGCTCGACGACCTGCTCGTCGACGCGTTCGAGGGCATCGACCGCTACGTCGGCTGCAGGGACGTCCCGGTCGCACGGCTGACCACCTGTCTGGACACCTACTGTCGCGCGCTCATGATCGAGTCGCGGCCGCACGACCCGCAGGTCCTGGCCACGTACCTGGCGCTGACCAAGGTGAGCGCGTAATGCGCGCGGAAATGAACGCGCAGGTCAGCGCGTTCGCCGCACAGCGCGAGGAGGTCATGACCGCCTCCGACGAGGAGCTCAAGCCGATCGTCGAGGACGCGCTGGACGAGTACCGCAACGGGGTCGCCGACTGGTTCGACGCCCCGATCGAGGCCGCCGCGGTGCTGTGGTGGGAGACCTTCGAGTACGAGCAGGGGCGCCTGCCCACCGCGACCGAGCTGGCCGAGTTCCAGTCGACCACCGCCACGGTGCTGGACCGCACGTCGATGCCCAGCGACCCGCTGGACCCCAACCAGGTCGACGCGATCACGGGCTGGCTGTCCGCCTACGCCCTGAACTCCGCCACCGCTGCAGGCGGTGGGGACCTCGAGTGGGTGACCCGTCAAGACGGGGACGTCCGCGACATCCACGTGCCCCTGGACGGCGACCAGGTCGCCGACGGCGGCACGTTCAACGTGGCCGGTCACCGGCTGCGCTTCCCGGGCGAGCCCGTGGGCCCGCCGCACGTGTGGATCAACTGCCGGTGCGTCGTGCGGCAGGTCAAGGAGGGCGAGATGACCACCAACACCGCTGCCGGCAACACCACCGTCACGTTCACCCACCTGCCCGACGGTGTCACCGCCGCCGGCCCCGGGGCGCCGGCCCACCCGGAGCTCGACGACGACCCGGGCGAGAACGACACCGGCGAGGACCAGGAGGTCGACGGCGAGGACTACGACGAGCTGGCCTCCGACGTGCCCTGGCACGGGGTCATCGCCCCCACCGGGGTGATGTCCGGGGACCGCCGCAAGTTCGCCGTCGACGCGCTGCGCAACCGCGAGCTGCCGCTGCCGGTGAAGTTCCAGAAGGCCGACGACGAGGGCCACAAGGGCTCGGTCGTCGTGGCGAACATGACCAACGTCGAGGAGCGCGACGGCCTGATCCGGGCCGAGGGGATGTTCCACACCTCGAGCGACTCCAACGAGGCGATCGACCTGATCGCCAACCAGATGCTGCGCGGCCTGTCGGTCGACCTGGACGACGCCACGTTCGAGCTGCAGTACGAGGACGGGCGCGCGTTCGACATGAACGACGAGGACAACGACCCCGTCGCCGTGGTGACCGACGGCCGGATCGCATCGGTGACGCTGTGCTCGATCCCGGCGTTCCAGGAGGCGTACATCGCGCTGGGCACGTGGGCCGACGCCGAGGCCGACGACGCGACCCTGGCGGCCGCCGGGTGCCTGCCGTGCGCCGCCCGGGAGATGGACGCCCTGTACGCCGAGATCGAGGACTACGCGATCTCCGAGGCGTCCTGGGACGGGTCGCCCAGCAGGTTCACCGACGAGGAGTACTACCGGTCCTGCGTCGTGCACAAGAACGGCACGTCGACGGCCAAGGACGACAACTCCCTGCCGATCCTCGAGCCCAACGGCGACCTGAACCGCGCCGCGGTGCACGCCGCCGCCGGCCGCGTCGACCAGGTCGACGCCCCGCCGGCCGAGGTCGCCAAGGGCAAGCGGTCCCTGATCACCGCGTACCGCAAGCTCAAGGAGGACCCGCCGGAGTCCCTGACCGCCACGGCGTTCGTCGAGACGTTCGCCCCCGGCACCAAGGACGGTCCCGGGTGGGTGACCAACCCCAAGGAGACCCAGCGTCTGCGGACCTACTGGACCCGCGGCAAGGGCGCGGCCAAGATCCGCTGGGGTGCCCCCGGGGACTTCAACCGGTGCCGCCGCCAGCTGGCCAAGTACGTGCCGAACCCCGAGTACCTGGCCGGCACCTGCGCGAACCTGCACAAGGAAGCCATGGGCATCTGGCCCGGCCAGGAGGGCGGCAAGCGCCGCCACGCCGGCGAGACGATCACCGCGGCCGCGTTCTCGATCGTGGCCTCAGCCGCGGCCGACCTGCCCTCCGCCTCGTGGTTCACCAACCCCGAGCTCGAGGCGCCGACGCCGCTGACGATCGACGGGCGGCGTATCTACGGGCACGTCGCGGCTTGGACGTCGTGCCACACCGGGTACGGGATCTCGGTCGGGGACGGCGAGGTGTGTGTGCGGCCGCCGAGCTCGCCGTCCGGGTACGCGTACTTCCACACCGGAGAGCTGCTGACCGACGACGGGATGGTCAACGTTGGGCACATCACGATGGACACCGGTCACGCGCCGTCGTCCATGGCAGGCCGTGTGGCGGCGTCGCACTACGACAACACCGGTGCGGTCATCGCCGACGTCGTGGCCGGTGAGGACGAGCACGGGATCTGGTTCTCCGGGGCTCTGCGCTCGGAGATGACCGACGCCCAGCGGATCGCGATCGGCGCGGCCGCACTGTCCGGCGACTGGCGCCGGCTCGGTGGGGCCTACGAGCTCATCGCTGCGCTGGCCGTCAACGTGCCCGGGTTCCCGATCCCCCGCACCGCGATCGCCGCGTCGGGGACCACGGGGCAGTACACGCTCGTGGCCGCCGGCATCGTCCAGCAGGACGACACCCCGTCCATGTCCGAGCTCGTGCGCAAGGAGCTCGCGCTCGTCAGGGCCGAGGACGCCCGGGCCGTCCTGCGCGCGCAGACCATCGCCCGGGTTCACCACCTGCAGGCAGAGAACGCGCGTGCACGCCTGCACGCGCTGACCGCGTTCACCAAGTAGAGGGGGCACCATGCCGTGCAACTGCGGAAAGACCGCGTCGGGCCAGAAGATCACGTACGTGGCGACCTTCTCCGACGGCACCACCCAGGTGTACTCGACCGAGATCGACGCCCGAGTGGCAGTGACCAGGAAGGGCGGCTCCTACCGGCCGTCCGTGCAGCGGTGAGCAGGGGCACCGACTAAGCGGCTGCGGTGGCGCCACCGACCGATCTCGGTGGCGCCACCCTGTTACTCGAGGCCGGTCGCGCCGGTCCAGCCGCCCTTGCCCATCACGTCCAAGGTCGCGCGGTGCTTCTCGATGCTCTCGGCGATGCGGTCCTGCTCCTCCGCGGACAGGAGCCGGGCGGTGTGCTGACCGGGGTCGGCCGCCACCCAGGAGTCAGCGTCTTCCTTGTCGGTGGTCGAGTAGATGCGGTCGTTCTCGCAGTACAGGTCCCACCTGTCCACGGCGCTCACCTCAGTGGGTAGGTCATGACGGCCTCGATGCGCAGGCCGTGCTCACGGTTGGACCAGAACACGTTCCAGGGCTCGTAGCCGTCCACCCTCGCGACGAAGACGATGCCCTCCGCGGTGGTCAGCGCATGCAGGCGCAGCGCTGGCCGCACCGCGCCGTCGAGGATCTCCTCACAGACCTCCATGACCGCCAGGTGCAGGTCGTCGTTGGCGATCGCGTCGATCTGGTCGATTGCGATGTCGGTGTACGGGGTGCTCACCGACGCGGCCGCGGGGCAGGACGGGTGGAGTTCGGGCTGGTCATCGCCTGGCGCAGGATCCCCTGCAGCTCAGGGTCGGTGTCGTACGCGTACTGGGCGGCGGTCACCACCACGGCGGGCTCGAGCACGAGGCTGCCGTCGCCGTTCTCACGGACGAGGAACTGCTGGTTGGGGTGCCCGGGGAGGGTCACGCGGGATTGCTTGTCGGTCCTGATCAGGGTCTCGGTCATAGACCCAAGTCTATAGGAACATCACCGATTTGGTGAATCGGTTGTTAGCCGTGCTAACGGGTGACAGCACG